TGGAGTTAGCTCGTCATCTTTACCAGCCGTTAAAAAAATGCAACAAGCAATTTTAAACTTTGCTTCTGTCGCCGCGAGCACCGACGTCACTTCAATGACAGGAAATCAAACCGGTCAAATGGAAGGGGCACCAGATCGCTCTGTTAATATTGCCCCCGTTACAGAAGAGAATCCTTATTACAATGTTAGAGATCCTGCGCTCAATAAAGAAGATTATAGTAATGAGGTTGAGCGAACCGATTTTGATAGTCCGGGAGCCGCTTGGGCAAGAGAACATCGCGAACAAACGTATCCTGACAGAACTGAACTTGCGCCGGGAGTATCTGAGAAGCCAGGTTCAAAAAAAGAATATCTTGGAGGCTCTGATCCATTCGGAGATTTTATCGTCCAACAATTTGTAGCTAATGATCCTGCCGGAAGACAATATTTAAATATTGATGTTACTGGTACGCCAGAAAGAGAAAACGCTTTGATTGAGAAAACTAATCTTCGCGGATTGATTGATACTATCAGCCGCGTTGGCTCTCCGGGAGTTGGTGGTGGAGAAAAGTCTGTTGATGGTATCTGGAAGAATAGAACAGATAATGCACTTAAGGGAATTTCTGTCCTCACCAAAGGTATGTTAGACTTTGCTAATGCTCTAAAGGTGGAGACACAATATCAAGCTAAAAATTTAGAGCAATTTAATTCCGCTCTTCCTAAGCCAGATTATACGGCACTTGAAGGTACATCAGATATTATAAAAAGATCAGATTGGCTCGCTTCACATATCACTAATCTTATCACTCCATTCTTTCAAGAATTGAAGGCTAAAATTCTAAATAATAAAGAGCATAGACAATACATTGATCAAAAGAAACCTTTTGTCTCTTATAAACAACAGCCTAAAAAATCAGTTAAAGAGATTTTAACCCCACAAGAGCTTGCTGGATTTACTAATAATCAAATGCTGGGAATTCCTCAAGTTGGATTTAGCGGAGTCAGTCAAAATGCTAACTGGATTTCATTAAAAGAGTTATCAGATTTAGATTCATTTAAAGGATTTATGAAACGAATTGGCAAAGGTAAAGAGGCTGAAAATCCAGCCGAAGTAAAAAAGATGCTTGATGCAGTTTCAACGCAACTTAGTTCAAAGGCAGGATAATAAAATGTCTATTTTTGATGACAAAAATTTACTAAGTGAGCTACTTAAAATTGCACAGGTACCTGCGCAACCTACAGTCGCGCCTGGACCAAAAGCAAATCCAAATCTTGGCGCTCAAGAAATTAAAGATCTTGCAGCTAAGCTAGTTGCTAATTTACAGGAGCAATTAAGCGCGCCAAAATTTACGTCCGAAAAGCCCAATGCAGACTTAAGAATGCAGGCAAAAGATCTTAATTCTATGTTGGCATTTTTAAGATTAAAAGGAATTGCTTATAATGATTTAAAGATAGTGTATCCTAATGACGCTACGCATGAAAAAAGAACTGAAAAGACCATAGATTCTAATTTCGAATTAAGCAGCAAAGATCCTAAAATTCAAGAATTATATGCGCCTTATCCAGATGAAAATCCAATATACTTTATTTATAAAGACGGTTTAATCGCTTATCTACGAGACCTCAAATCTAAAAATATTCCATTGCTCACTCTTCAAGCAGATAGACTGATCGATCAAGCAAATAATGAGCTTGGTCTTAAAATGTCTAAAGAAATTGCAAAAGAAGAAATTAAAATTGGACCAGATGTTGTTATTGATGAATTGCCATCTCCATTAACCTTAGAAAATGCAACTGAATCTGGAACAGCAGTAATTTCTGGTAAAGACCTTGCTTCTTTTTCAACACCATCTACATTTATTGGAAATATTTTAGGAAAACTTAAATATACTAAAGATGATAAGGTTGTTGATTTAAGAACTATTGATAAGGAAACTATTTGTGAGGTTGTTAATATCTTAAAGACTAGAGCTAAAAATTATAAAGATGCTCGTCCAGATGATCCAAGATTTGACGCTTATTTAAAAGCGGTCACGCAAATTGCATCAACATATTCTTGTCCAGTTGGGCAGTCAGCTCCAAGCGCTGGAGGGAATGTTAAACCGGTAGGCTATATATTACCTAGTGGCGAATTTACTGCGGCAGGTCTTGCACAACTTGGTGGTCTCGAATGGCCTCTTGATCCAGATGTAATTGATTTTGGCAGAATAACGAGATTCACTAAAAAATATGTTGATTTTACCGGCAGCTCCGGAGTTGCGGCTCCAGTCTCCGCTTCCATTGGTAAAATATCTCAAAATTATTCAAATATACCTCAACAGGATTTATCAAGAACTACTTTTGGGACATTAGAGATGTTTGTTCATAGTAGAACTGGTAGAGATTCTGCATTTGATTATATTAACACTTTAACAGAATTAGTTCAAGGAACATACCTTCTAATTCAAAATATGAATTCAAGGTTAAGGAATTCTGGAAATAATCCCCTTGTTAAAAAAATATTAGAAGATATTAGTGAGCAAGCTTATTATTATAGTAAGAATATGAGTAAGCTTACTGAATGGACTCAAGATTTTAATAAACAATTAGCTCAAAAACACCAACAAAAATAATGAAAAATCATAATTTACAAAACTTGGTAGATTCTATAATTCTAGAAACTGTTCTAGCAGATCCTAGAATTGTAAAAAAAGCCGAAGAAGCAGGATTAGGATCTTCCATCTTTAACGCCGTTAAAGATTACGCATTAAGTTTATATGATAAAGAACATCCAGTAGCCAGCGTCTTAGCTATTTTAGCTCCGGGAATGCTTACCGCATTAGGTATGCCGGTCATCGGTGTAATAGTTTTTTTAGCGGAGTCGGTTTTTGATGTTGATTTAAAAAAGATCTTTATCTCTATCGGTGAATCCATCAAAGGGCTTCTTTCAGGCGGAACTAAAATAGATGAAGGTACGGCACAAGCTGTCGCTAATAAAGCAGTTGATGAAAATGCGGGCGGAGCGCCTACTGAAGAAAATCTAGCCAAAATTGATAAACGAAATGTAAATGCATCATTTACTATTGAAGATGCAAAGTTATTTAATTTTGCATTAAGAAAATTAGTTAAAGATTATCCTAATTTTGATTTAAATAATCCTGGATTAATTCGTCAAGCCGGAATGACTTCCAGATTACTTGCCCTTGTAGGACTAAAGGGTAAGTTTATTGATTTATTAAAAAAGCTTTTTGGCAAAATTCTTATGGGAGTTCTTTACTCTACTATATTTGCGGCAGCAGGCGCCGCAGGATCTGCAGCTAAAAGTTATTTTGGTGGAGACTCGAAAGAAGACTCTGAAAAAGATAAAACGATAAATTTTAGAGGATTACCAGAATCAAGCTCGCAACAGACCTATAAAGTGAGCCCTAATTATCAAGAGGAGTTGCTAAACGGAAAATATAGCAGATGGATTATTCAGGGCTCTGCCGCTAATATAGAGCCGCTTGTAGTCTCTTGGGCTATAGACGTTTATCCTGGCTTAAAAGGAAAAGAATCTGACATTACTTCCTCTGGAAATTTCCAAACGGTAGTTAGCATAATTAAAGACGCTAATAAAGGTAATGTTTCTGGAATGATTATAATTCCAGGATTCACCTCAAGAAAAGATCTTGTTGATAAGTTTATTGATCAAGTAGCCTCTCATGGCGCTAGCCCGTTTGTCCCGCCTGGTAAAAATCCGCCATTAAGTATATAATAAGATAACATCTAATTGAGGTTCCATGCCAAGATATAATGATAATGAGAGTGAAATTTTTGAAAGTTTCGTAAAAATCGCCAATGAAAAAGGGCTGATTTCTAAGGCAAAGCCACATGAATACCGTTCTCCTAAAGAGATTGCAGATCTTCATGGCGTAAAACCAGATATGATTCCGGGTATGAAATATGATAAGAATATTTTAGAGGTATCTCACCCAGATACTTTTGTTGTCTTACCAACTCATGATAGAATTAATGGTCTTCTTGAAAATATTACGGAACGCCATAATATAATGGTTAATATTGTTCAAAAAAGAACTTACGGTAATTTGAATACCAGAAAACTTGCTCAAGATCAACTTATGAAGTCTTTAGTTAAAGTTGCTAATGATTTAGATAATAGAGATGCTGAAGAATTAAGAGTTCTTGCAGATGCTTGTATTGATGATTTAACCAAACAAGCTGGTCTTTGGGATGATATTAAAGGATATTTTAGTGGTGGTAAGCCTGGCGGTGATGTAGTTGATGTTGGAACTGGCGCCCTTGGTGGTGCGGGCGTTGGCGCAACTGTCGGAGCTATTATTGGAGGCGCAGTTCTTGGCGCCGGGACAGGGGGCGCTGGCATTTTACCTGGAGCTTTGGTTGGAGCACAAATTGGTGGTTTGGCTGGCGGGCTCCTTGGAGGGTTGGTTGCAGATGTCGCTAAAACAGGACCTCACGCTAGCTCTGTATCTAACAACGCTAAAATTGCTATTGATGCACTTAAGCCGTTGATTAGTAAATTTCCTAAAATTGCGCTTTTAACAACGCTTAATAACGAATTAATGAAATTAAAGGTATTTGCTGAGCAATATGCTACTATTGCCGGTAATCCTGATGCAACGGTTAGCAATCCTGATGCAGTAGAAAAATTTACCAAAGCTTATCTTGCTCAAATGGATAAAATTAAACCATTAATTGGTCTTTTTCAAGCAGAAGTTGATCAGGGAGATTTTGCCTCGGCAACGAGCAGCTTATTATCTTGGTTTATGAATGATGATGCTGAAAACGTTACTAAAGCATTAGGCGTTCTCGATACCGTTATTGATAAGGCAAAAGAAGGTTTTAATAAGGTTAAAAGTAGCACACAAGCGGTAGTTGAACAGACTAAAAAAGAAGGTCCAAAGCCTGCTGGCGAAAAAAAGGATAAATCTTTGGAAGAGATGGTTGCCGATTTAAAAAAGGATCATCCAGCTATCGAAAAATATTTAGGATAAAAAGCTCTCAAATATATCAATAATCGAATATAAAGTTATTGTAAGTACAGGCGTAAGACAGGAATTCAAAGAATTCCGGAAAATTCAAGGAAAAATAACATGGCATTAAAACTATTACAACCAGGCGGACAACCATTAGGACAATTCGACTGCCTCGACGCTGATCTTTCAGCAATTTTAGGCGGAGAAGTTATGACTTTCGGTACTGCCGTTGTCGCAACTGATAAAGGCGCTTCTGACGTCGCTGACGGTTATTTAAACGCATCAACGACCAGAGCTGTCGTCAAACTTAAGAAAGATCCTACAACGGCATCTACTCTTATGTTGTCAGACGATGGTACCTCAGGTTACGGCACTCTTTTCGGAACCGTCGTTGGCGGAACTGTTGGTAGAGTCGTTACCGGTGGTGTGGTTCTTGGACCAAGCTCTCAAACTGGTTCAGGTAAAGTAACTTGCTGGATGACCCCAGGTCTTTATGCTGTTACTCTTGACGCATGCGACATGACCACCTCAACTGGTCTTGTTACAAACAACGCAACTTGCGTTCCAGGCTGCGCACTTGGACCAAACACCTCAGGTTTATTAACCCCAACCAACGGTTCTGGTTACAGTGCAACGTCTATCGCAGGGCGCTTCGTTTCTTTCGAAACTGACCGCACCTTAGTCAATACTCCAAACAGATTAGTTGCAGCATTAAATAGCCCAGGCGGCGCTGTTGCCGGCTCTCTTGCTCAAAACTATACCGTTGCAGTGTTCCACTTCAATCCAACTGTATAACTAATTGATTAGCTGAAAGGCTAATCGGTAAAAATATAAAAGAGAGGTAGAGAAATCTATCTCTCTTTTTTTTTATTTATTTTATCAAAATCTAGGAATATAATAATATTAATCTAGATTCCCTGAAAAGGGCATTTGTTTTAGCTGATAAGATCGGCAAATAATTCAACTAATGAGGAACAAATATGAATATGTTTAACAATAAAGGCGATATGAACGCGTCCGGCTTAAGAGACGCTTTACAAACACTTGTGAAATATGCCGCGATACTTGAGGAGAATACTCCTTCTAACACCGGTATGGCTGGTCAAACGTCTTTGTCTGATGACAAGCGTGACGAATTAGTTACCCGCGCAATTATGACTCAAGAAGGCAAAATTGCTTTAGCTCAAGCGATGGCAAATCCAATTCGTAGAAACTTAGACTACCATGGAATTGCACGTAGAGCATTAGTCGTTGATGCATTAGCACAAGGTGCATATCCATCATACGAAAGAGACATCGACGTCTCAGCCGTTGTTATTTCAAGCAACGGAACTGGTCCAGAATCACGCGTCTTCGGTGACCGTGTTGTTGTACCAACCTTCGAACTTTATTCTAACCCAACGGTCAGAATCTCAGAAGTTCGTCGTCGTAGATTTAACGTGATTGACAGAGCCGTTCAAAAGGCTCGTCAAGAAATCATGGCACAAGAAGACGCGAACGTGTTCGCAGCCATTGATGCAGCAGCTTCAGTCGAGAACACTGTTCAAGACATCGCTGATGCAGGTCTTCTTAAGAGAGACCTTGTTGAGTTGAAGGCTCAAGTTGATCGTTGGGACTTAGTTACGACTAAGTATTTCATGAATATCAACGAATTCACCGATATCCTTAAGTGGGGTTCTGGTGGTGGTCAAGCTGCATCAAGCGGCGGAGAAGTAGATCCAGTTACGATGAGAGAAATCCTTCAAACCGGACTTTACGCTCACATCTGGGGAGCTGACATCATGGTCAGCAAAATCGTTCCACCAGGAACCGTTTATGCTTGTGCAGATCCAGAATTCGTCGGCGTCATGCCAATTCGTCAAGACATCGAAGTTCTTCCAGCAGATGAACCAAAACAACTTAAGTTAGGTTGGGTCGTTTCAGAAGAAATCGGCATCGCGATAGTTAATCCTCGCGGCGTGGCAAAAGGAAATAAGTCCGCTGTAACGCAATAAGTATAAATAACAAAACGGTCTTCTAAAGATCATTTATGACTCGGTAGATTTATCTACCGAGTCTTTTTCTTTTATGCAACTATAAGGATAATTCGATATCATATAGAGGTTTATCAATCGCATGACCATTAAATTGTATGCTGAGATTTTTGATGATATAATTGCTGGGACGAAAAATTTTTCGTCCTATAAGCAAGGCACTCAATTGCATAAACAATGCTATAACAGCATAATTAATCCGGGATTAGTAAAATTAGCCTTTGATTCTAGAAGGATAGACCAAGAGACAGAGTTTAATCCAAGAAGAGGGTTACAATTCTACAATAGAAGCGATGCATTTCTTTCCGAGGGCATTGCCTCTAAATTAAAACATTTTGAGCGGTTGAAAGTCATCCTAGATAATTTAAAAATTAAGTTTGGCAAGAAGCCTGCCTGGCAAGATAGTTATACAAGAGTTCTTTTAAATTCAATTGAGAGGGCTTTAAGGACCAATCAACAGGATGGCGATTACACTGACAATCAGCCCGGCGTAGGAAGTTTTGATTATTTAGAAGAGATGTTATATGTTAGATATAGGCTGCAACCAGATGATTTAGTAAATATGACAGATGAGCAACTAATTAAATCCATTTTATCAAAAGATGAAGAGTTAATGAAAGATACAAATGATGCCCATGAGATCACTCGCTCTGACGTAGCAACTCAACCATATGATTCATTAATAGAAAAATTATTTGGTGGAATAAAGGCAACAAAAGAAAACCCTGAAGTTGAACGCACAGTAACGATAACAATAAAAGATAAATTTGTGGAATAAAAATGGCATATGATACTTTCGCTCCCTATAAGAAAAAGAACGGATGTTTCATTGTTAGAAATGTTACGCCTGATAGAAACAAAACTATCAGAATTTTTGGCAATCCCATTCTCTTTAACTGCACCAGAGATATCCTCGCTATAACTGGCGTGGCAGAATCTGACATACGCGCGTCCTTATTAAAGGGAGAGCTTCAACATAAAATCTTAGCCAAAGATATTGTAGTTGAATGTTCTGATATTGATCTTCTTCAATTTAATGATGAGCAAAAATTATTTTTGCAAAATGCAGGAATTATAAAGGGCTTAGAGGTGTCTGCAGGATCTGGTATGACTGATGTTCAGCACGAAACATTGCGTCAATTAATTCATTTAGCAGATGGTGTTGGTGGTCCGATGACCGGCTTCGCTTCAGGAGCTTTTAGAGAAACCTTACCGCTTGATGATCCCTTTCCAACATCTATTACCTGGTGGGATTCAAGCTCTAAATCACTTAAAATTGTGGAGAAGAACTTATCATATGATGCTAATAAAAGAATAACCGTAACTGTCTGGAAAGTTTATGACGAAGGCGGTATTTTATTGGCGACGGTAACGGATACATTTGCTTATAATGGAAGCTCTCCATTTGAATCATCTAGAACGAGAGTAATTACCTAATGGCAGATTCACCTGCGGCAATTCTGTTTGATGTAAATGGCAATCCAGTTGGAACCGTCATTGATGGTGTATTTTATCGTCTTCAGGTTGAAGCAAAATTAGCACCGGGCACGAGCACCATAGGTAAAGTTGATCAAGGCGCACCAAATTCCAGCATAAACGCTTGGCCAGTTAGCATTCAAAATGCTACGATGCCAAATATTCAAAACCTATCAATCGAAACTAATTTGGCAGTAGATGGTTATAATATTAATGCCGGTATATATTCTGCAAGCGTAACATTTACAAATGACGCTTTATTGGCGGCATTAGAATTAAGATTCTCAACAACGGCATCTCGTAATATTTCTGTGTCTATAGATGGTGTAACTATACTTTTTTCTGAAACAGCAAATACATCGCTACTTTTAGAACTGGATTTTGAGGATTATGCTATTGATACTGGAACAATAGTAACATTAACAATATCACAAGCCGGAGCGGCGTGCCTTGCTGATATTACATTAACTTCAAAAGTTTCAACGCCAGTATCTGGAGTTAATCCAATATTAGGCTCTGGAACAAGTCATATAGGATCCATCTCTATAGATTCAAATAACTCTGGATCCACTGATGCTTTTGGAAGATTACGCATTTCAAATCCACAATCTCTTTTTGAGGTGACACATCAATATGATTTGGCTCCAAGATTAATGGGGTTGCAGCGACAAGACGCTAGTACAAGCATTACTCACAATTCCCCTGTTGCAACGCTTTCGGTACCCGCCATTGCTGGAAGAAAAATAGTTCATCAGTCACACCAACATATAATTTATCTTTCAGGTAAAAGTCATTTTATCCGTATGACGGGTACGCTTGATGGCGCATCAGCTATTGCTGGCATGGGGTATGGAGATAATGCTGATGGTATTTTTCTAGAAAATAATAGCGGCACAATACAGCTTGTATTTTTATCATCTACAATTGCAAATCAAACAGTAACTCAAGCAAATTGGAATATAGATAAGCTTGACGGATATGGCACTAGTGGTTACACATTGGCAACATCTGTAGCTTATCATTTGGTTATTGATTTATCGTGGCTTGGTGTAGGTAGAATTCGTGTTGGTTTAGATATTGGCGGAACACTTATATATGTGCATCAATTTATATTTTCAAATGTCGTAACAACCGCTTATATGCGAGCTGGGAGCTTACCAATTCGATGGTATCTAGAAAGCACCGGGTCGGTAGCCTCTATGCAGTGCATTTGTGCGTCTGTGTCTTCCGAAGGCGGACACGATCCATTAGGAATTACATATTCTGCCGCTAGAACGACAGCAAAAACTACATTAGGTTTAGGTACCAGAACTCCATTAATATCATTAAGACCAAAATTAACTTTTAATGCATTGGCTAATAATGTTCATTTATTATGGAATAATATATCATTTTTAGCTACAACAGCCGATAATCTTTTTGTTGAAATAATTATGGGAGGAGCACTTGCAGGAGCATCTTGGACATCGGTAGATGCTGATAGTCATTCCGAGTTTGATCAGGCGGCTACAGCCATTACAGGCGGTCGGGCAATATATCAAGATTATGTATCATCGACGACACGAGGACCATTAAGTGTTGCGGGGCAAATTAATTTAAAAACATTACCGCTAACATTAAATGCCGATGGAACGCAAGATAATGTTACCATTTGCGTTACTAGAATTGGAAATAATAATGCTGACTGTTTTGCCGGATTTAATTGGCGAGAGGTGCATTAATGAAAATCCGTAGAAATGGAATTCTTGAAACACAAGTGATCGCCGGCGCGGGCGCTAGCGGCTCATCAATTAATTATAATCCGGTTCTTATATCCGGATCTGATGGTACCAATGCTAGAACATTGCAATCAGACAATTTGGGTAATTTAAGAATTACCAATAGCAATAATTTGACTTATTCATCAAGCAACCCGGTGCATGTCACAACGAGTACCGTCGTAGCATCCACGAGCTCTTTAGCTTATTTATGGCATCCAAGCGCTAATACTAAAACGATTGAAATTATTAAAATAATAATTTCATGGAGCAATGGTAAAAATGGAGAATTGGCTATTGGTGGTAATTTTATTACAGCCGAAAATGGAACTCCAGGAGGAACGAGCCAAACTATTAAGACTTTAGATAACGCTGACGCGGCAAGCACACTAACATTTAGAACAGGAGCGAATGCTCCAACAAGATCGGCTGGAAATTTATTTGGATTTAATATTTTACCTGCCGTTACTACTAATGATATAGTTATTTTTGAATCTAATATAAATATGAAGCCAATTAGATTAAGACCTTCAGTTAATGAAGGTTTTGAGATATATTCTACTGTAGTCTCTACGATAGTGACCGGGGTTAATATAAAAACATCTTTCTTTTGGAAGGAGATATAATGGAAGAGCTTCAAATAGATTATACTACTTTTAAAACTGTCAGATCTAACATAAATGGTACTATATATTATTTTCAAGATACCGTAGGTCCAGATTCATATTATTTAGTTTTAGTTTTAAATGCAGATATTTTTACCACTTTAATTACGGCAGGTGGCGACATTACTGACTTTTTAACAAATTTAAGCGAAGTTTCTTTTGTGGCAAGCAGCAAAAATGCAGCATTAGCTTTGGCGATTTCGGCATCTTATTCTAAGAGTATTTTTAAAGATGGTGGATATAAAGAATTATACGATTTAAGCGATAATAATACATATTATATAGGCACCGCGCCCATCGATTCATTAACTAGTGCAGCCGTATGGACTATAAAAAAAGTTATATTATCTTCGGGAACACCGGTTAGCACCCAATGGTCATCTAAAAAAGCAATATGGAATGATCGTTTGACAGAATTATACACTTAAGACAAGTAAATGGCATTAACAATAACAACAGATTTGACAGTTATTACGACTGCTGAAACTATTACAGGATGGACTACTTATGGCGCCGGCGGCGCCGGAGCGCAAGCCCTTGAGCCCGATTTTTTCGCTCAAGGGTCTAACTGCATTTCTCGTGGCGTTACTGGCGCAGCCACCAATAAAGGCATGACGTTCGACGCCACAGCGTTGAACTTCACGACCACGCATGCCGGGAAGCTAATCTACATCTGGATGCGTTGTAATACGCCATCACTTGCGGATACGCGAGTGAACGGCGGCATCCGAATCGTTATCGGTTCCGGCGCGACAGCTCCCGCTGATGCGGCTGGAGTTTGGAGTGCGTGGTATGTAGATGGGTCGGATACAATCACCACCGAAACGGGCTGGAAGTGCTACGTCATCGACCCAACGCTTCCACCCAGTACAACATTCGGCGGAGGCGTCGATCTCTCAGGTCTCCGTTGGGTCGGCGGCGTCATGCGATCAATTACTACCGCAAAGGGGCAGAATTTTGGAGTCGATCAAATCTCTTATGGGCTTGGAGAGATTCGTTGTCGAGGAACCAATACTACGCCCGGCGCTGGCTTCGCAGAAATGCTGACTGCAGATTATGGTACCGCAACAAATAGATATGGTATTTTAACAGATCGCGCTGGCACTATTATTGTTCAAGGAAAAATTGTTATTGGTGATGGAGTATCAACAAACGCTACTACTTTTACAAGCGAGGATGAGGTCCTTGCTTGGGAAAGAAGAACATATTATGATGGAACTCGTGAATCTCCATGCGTTAAAGACCTAAATCCAAATACTGGATTACCATATCATGGACTTGATTTTCGTGGTAATGGTACTGGAGACACAATCATAACCTTTGGACAAAAGGTAGGCACTGGCACAACAGCCTCAGGACGTAATGGTCCATTATTTACTGGTCATCGAGGGACCGTCGCATTTGACTTCGATGACGGCTCGGTTGAAGCAACAAAAATATATGGAACTACATTTAAACAAATTAGAGGTGGAATAGATATGTCCGCCAACGCCTCGGGTGATGAATTTATTGGAAATACGCTGATTGGTTGTGGCTCTTTTCAAGCGGGACCTGTCACAGTTTTAGCTTGCAATTTTATCGCCAATACGGGTGGAGCTAATAAAATATTTGAAGATTTTATTAATGACGCTGCCGCCGCCGAGGCATTAGCGGTTGCTGATCCAATGAAGTCTTGGCTAAACGTTGCAGCAGGTACATTTTGGAATTGTCCTGTAAAAGTTAATTATGTAGAACTTCAGGACCCTGGAGGCGCGGACACAAAAGAAGTAGTTCAATTAGAAGCTATTGATTCTGCAGCATTAACAGTAACAGTGGCGGCAGCGGGAGGCACCTATACTCGTTCTGCTGGCTCATATATTACAGATTTATTCCGTGTTGGACAGACTGTTACGTGGTCTGGATTTACCAATGCTGGCAATAACGCCACAAAAGTTATTCTTGCCCTATCGGCTACGGTTATGACTACGAGTACAACCGGTCTTATAAATGAAACTGGTAATGGCGATGAGCGCGTTATCGATTCGTCTGGCGTCGGCTCTGATGATCATTATGCGGAATGTATTCTTAGATGGCCAAGTGCCGGATCATTGCAAGGAGCAATGGGACCAACTATTCGCGGCGCCGCAGCAACAACAGCAAGCTATTGGTATCTAAAGTGTGATCTTAGAAATAATCAAATTACATTGATTAGCACTACGACTGGAACCGATACGACCGTGGTAGGTCCAACTACATATACGTTTGCAGAAGATACTGATTATATGGTTCAACTTATTGGACGAGGTACTATTATCGAGGGATTTGTTGATGGTTACAAGATGGCAACAACCTCTGCCACACATCAAACAAATCGTCGCGTTGGTATTCGTGGAGACGCGAGGAACGATCAAGTAGGCGCTACAGGAGAATTGCCGCGTCTTCGCTCTTTTGCTGCCGGACCAATTACAGATAAGCTAGGCGCGCTTGTTGTACTATCCGCAACGGATAGTTTTGGCACTAGCAATTTTATCAATAATGCTCGTGCGCTGGGTTTGCAAACAACCGGCACATACAGTTCGACAAATAATAATTTTTCTGGTAATTTAGTTGATATTCGCGATGATTCTAGCGGAGCAACTACAGTAAACGTTACTGGTACGGGCGGAGCACCACTTCTAACATCAAGTGAAGAGGTTGATGATGCGGTTACCACCATTAGCGCCTCAGTTACCATTACTATAACGGTTAAAAATAGCATTGGAGTCGCAATTCAAAATGCCCGCGTAGCCGTTTATAAATCTTCTGATAATACTGAATTGATTAATTCATTAACTGATGCGAGCGGAATAGTTACAAATACATTTGCTTTCGCTTCAAATACTGACGTTTATATTCGCATTCGTAAAACTAGTACAGGGACAACGCGATATATTAATAATGATGCATCAGGAACAATTACTTCAGCCGGATTAACCGCAACTTATACATTATTAACTGATACGATAGCATCTGCTTAATTAATTTAATTAAACTACTACTTTTTACCTATTATATTAGAGATCTGTTAAATTACTGGAGAGATAAATAATGAGTGATACCATCCTTGGCGGCGATTTTACAGTTTATTATTTAGCAGAAACCCGTCAAAAACGCGTCGTTTGGACCGGATCTGCCACTGGAACTAGAACAACCAATCAATTATATTCTGCTTTAGCCGACCTTTTAGATGAGCTTAATCAAATGGATGACGGCTCTGCTATCAGCGCTCAAACGCCTACCGAATATACAATTGGAATTATCGATCCTTCCGATAAGGATCCTTGGTTTATCGATAAAACGTCGGTAGAGCATCTTTATGGTGGAGCACTTAAGACAAACGGATGGCTTCGTGCAACTGGAACGAACACAGGAATTGTAAGAATTACCTATACTATTGGTACTGATTTCGTAGGCGGCGATATTGGTAAAACTGTTACAAATGCAACTAGCACCTCTACTGGAACTCTTCTAGATTATGCTAATTATGCTGGCGTTAAATATGCTTGGATTCGTCCGGCATCTTTTGCTGCCGGTAATGATTGGGCTGGCACCACGGGAACAATTACTGTAACCGGCGGTTCTGCCGCCTCTGTAACTCAAGCGACTGCTGCAGTTTCTGGAGAAATGCTTTGGGCTAATATTTATAACACAGGTATTGCTACTTTGGTTTCTAATACCGAACAATACGTTTATCAAAATGGAGTTAAACTCACAGCATATAAGGGAACGTTCTCTTGGTGGCCAAGCGGAACTCTTGACGTTCTTATTCCTGTAACAGAAATGGGTACATCTGTCGATGGCGGTTTCGTTACCGTATTCGCTCGCCAAGCTGACCAATCGTATGCGCACTTCACTTCTGGTCTTTCTGCCGGTGGTCGTAACCCTATCCCTCTTCAAACCGGATCCGATCTTAACAACAGTCTTCAAGGATATAGAACCTTTACATCTACGGCAGGAACTGGAACGTTCGTCGTCGGTGAAATTATTTATACACCAGCAGCTGGTGCCCTAGCAGCAGCAACCGCAAAAGCAATTCTTACGGCAGTTACAGGCTCTCCAGGAACAACACCAACGCTTACCTATTATTTGATAGGAGACCTTACCGATTTCATTAATACGAATACAATTAAGGGCAATACATCTTTAGCTACATGTACCTCGGCGGCACCATCTAATACCGGAATCGTATCATATACTTCAACGATAACTCACGCCGCTGATGTAACGCAAGACGTTACTGAAAATGGTACGGTTGAGCCGTACTCAATCGCAATTGATCTTGTAAGTACATATTCGGTTCTTCAGGGCTATCAATGGTCGCAGTTTTTAACTCGTCGAGGCGGGACTACAACAACTGCCACAGATGGTATTGAGGGTGAGCGTTATATTGGATCTGACTACCGTATGACTTACACCGCATTAACAGGATCTATTGCAGAAGGAACCGTCGTAACCGGAGTAACCAGCGGAGCTACTGGAACTGTCGTAGCACATCATACCGGTTTAAAGATTTTAGTTCTTCGTAATTCAAGAGGAACATTTTCTAGCGGTGAAATAGTTAGACGCATCGCATCTAATGAAGTTTCAGCAGTAGTTCCAACATCTATTACGCCTATCAGTGCCGCCCCATTTGGAGCTTTCGCTGGAGGAACTTGGTTCGCAGCGCCAGGCGTTGTTCTTAAAAATTATCTTACCGGAGACGTTAATAAGTTTCAGCTTACGGATGATACCGGAACTACAGTCGTAGCTCCAACTAAGGTTACAGTGCAAGTTTCAAATACCAGAGCGGCTGACCGTGTAGCCGTTTTCAGACTTACTGTTGCCGGTGGTATCATCAACAAATCTGAATATGCAGGAACTGCCCAATCAGCGGGTGCGACATCTCTTATTGCAGGTTCCTCAATTACAAATGATACTCCTGGAAAAACAGTGGGAGGAATTGTTAGAATAGTTGATACTAGTGCTAGCACAGAATATCGATTAAGATATAACAGTTATGCGACCACAACCTTCACCTTAGCTTCACGTACCGCATTAACTGCAGATGCCACCTCAACAAGCACTTCATTATTTGATGCCGCAGCCACATTCGTGACTTGGGGTATTAAAGTCGGAGATCTTATTAGGAATACTGCAGAGTCTGTTATAGCTTATGTAACAGTAGTTGTTTCTGAAACTACTCTTACTACTACTCCAATTGGTGATTGGACTGGCGATGCATATGAAATTAATACTTTGCCAGTAGCCACTACAACCGGCGACTTCATTTATGTTCCAATTATTGACAGCTATGAAACTACTGGAACGGGTGGTTCTCCAGGTGATGAGTCTGTAAGCGTTACATACCTTGCCAACGTACCGGTTGTCGTTCGTGCGCGAAAAGCAGGAACAATTCTTCCTTTCGAAACAGAATCGACAATTACGACGGCTGGTATGAACGTATCCGTTATTAGAACGGCTGATCCAATCTTCACCTAAAATTTAATGTGAGAGTAAAATGGATAAAGAAAAAAAGAAATACGCTAACACCAAAGGTCCTGGAAGTCCCATTGAAACGCCATTTAAACACGGCGATTCCAGGATAATTAAACATGAAAAAGATGAATCTTCTGATAAAGAGGTTATATTGTCTGATGAAGAGTCTTTATTGAAGAAATAATATGATTAATTTAGAGCAAGAAGCAAAAAAATATGATTTACCATCTCTTGTGAATCTGCAAGATAAGAGAAAAGAAAATATTAATATTTTTGAGCAATCAATTAAAAATGAACGCGCGGCATCTCAACAAGAAGAGTTCATGCAATCTACTCTTGAAAATAAAATAAGAAATCATGATTTAAATATCGCAAAGTTATCTGATACAGAGCGCGAGTGGATCCTTTCAGATCTTCCAAAAATTAAATCTACAAGAGAAAATCGTGATAAAACTATTACTCTTTTAAAAACTGCAATTCTTGAAGAATATGATAAAATGGATCATGAATCAAGAATGATCATGTTTCTTCAATCTAAAACAAATGTAAAAGAGTAAGTTATGACAGCAAGAGCAGACGTTACGATAAATTGGGCGACATCCCCACGCATTTTAACAGTTTTGTCTCCGTCTGTCGAAATTACTATTCAAGATTTATTAGATACTTGTCGTGAATTAGAAGATGATGTAATAGGCGTTCAATATAATGCATTGGCGTCTGCCGCAGGAAAAGAAAATTTAGGCGGCGGCGTTAAAGTAGGAATAACGCTGACTCTTTTAAATGCCGTTTTAGCCTTTGAAGCTCGTCCGGGACCTACCTACGTGCAATGTCGCGTCTCTGGAGGCAATCTTGTCGCAGTAGATGGGGTTGGTGCAGATATTTCTCCAATTTATCCTACTGCATTTACGCAGGTAGTAACTACTGCCTCTAGCTCTGCCACCATTCAAGAGCAAGCAGATATTCAATATGCTTCTTTTGGCGGTGCCGTACATTTAAACTTATCATCATCTTATTCTGGATCAACCTTTCCTGTTGGAACGCCTCGACAACCAGTTAATAATTTTGCTGATGCTATAGCTATTGCAAATGAAAGAGGATTTACAGAATTTAATATTATAGGTAATGCAACTATTGACTCCGGCTTAAATTATAATGGAATTAATTTTGTTGGAGAAAGTCAAACAAAAAGCACTTTAATAATTGATCCTGCGGCTAGTGTGTTAAATTGTGAATTTAATGATGCAAGCATTAGCGGTACGTTGGATGGAGGATCGCATATCAAAAATTGCCTTATTACTAATCTCAATTATGTTGATGGATTTATCGAAGATTGTGTTCTTGCCGGAACAATTGTTTTAGGAGGCGATGCTCATATTTTAAATTGTTGGAGCGGGATCCCCGGAGCAAGCACGCCTATTATAGATTTTAATAATGTTATGGCTGCTCTTTCTCTTCGTAATTACAACGGTGGAATTACTCTTAAAAATAAAACTATGGATGGTTATGTATCTATTGATTGTAATAGTGGGCAAATTATTCTTGAAAGCACCGTTACGGCTGGCTCTATACTTATTAGAGGTATTGGAAAGCTTACCGATAACTCAGCTGGTGCGACCATAGATGCCACTCACCTTATTCGTCCATCAATGATTGCTACATCTGTATTAGATGAGCCCAAAACAAATCACACAACCCCGGGCACAATTGGTAATGATATGGCTACTAAAAAAGACATTATCTCAACAGCTATAGTATTTGGTAAATAATTTATGAGAGCGCTAGTTTTATCAGGCGGTGGAAGTAAAGGAAGCTATCAAGCTGGTGCTCTTAAATATATTTTAGGTGAATTGAAAATTCCATATGACATATTTTGTGGTGTTTCAGTTGGTGCTATTAATTGTGGTTTTCTAGCTCAATTTAAAACTGGAGAAGAGGTAGAGGGCGTCACCCAACTAACTAAGCTTTGGGACGAAATAGATACGCCTAACATTTATCAGCGATGGAAGCCTTTTGGAAGATTACACGCTCTTTGGGAAAAAAGTTTTTATGATAGCTCGCCTTTACATAAATTAATAAAAGATAAAATATCAATAGACAGAATTAGGTCGAGCAATAAAAAAATTAATATTGGAGTCACCTCATTAAGCTCTGGCAAATATACAATTTTCGATCAAGTTCATCATTCTTTTATTCAAGCTATAATTGCCTCTGCCTCTTTTCCAGGAATGCTGGGTCCGGTCAAAATAGATGGTCACTGGTGGGCTGACGGCGGCGTAAAAGAGATTACTCCCATCAAAACAGCCATTGATCTTGGAGCTACTGAAATTGATATCATCATGACCTCCCCAGAAAAAAGGGTTAAATTTTTCATGGAAGAGCCGAGCACCGCAGATATCATTCAACGAGTAATCGACCTGGCGTCAGACAAGATTATGTCAAATGATATTGAAAAAGCAATCATGTATAATCGCTTGGCTGAAGTGGGCTATCCAGATAGAAAAATAATTAAAATTAACATAATTCGACCTAAAAATAATTTAATTGAAGACCTTCTAGACTTTAACCCCATTAAAATCAAGGAAATGATGCAAAGGGGTTATCATGATGCTGCAATTAATTACAAAATCTAATAATTTTTCATTATATATGTGGAGACAATAAATGACTATCCCTATAAATACCGTTACCAAAGTAACAAAAAAGAACTTGGGCAGAGATTTCAATTTCTTTGGAAAGAAAGCTGTATCAGCAACCGCTTTTGGTGGTGACGGCTATGCCGCAGGTGATGGTTATACTTGTGATTTATTTATTACCTTTCCTACTACCGGAATAATTTTTAATACTGAGGGAACATCAGCTACGACTAGTATCGTAGAATATTCTTTTAATGGAAATACTGTACATGGAGAGTTAGTTCCCAATACCGCAACGGTAAATGGTCGAGCAACATTGACTTTTTATAATAGAAGAGTGACCGCAATTTGGTTTAGATTAAAATCAGGGTCTTCTGGACCGGTTACGGTTTCGGTTGAAGCCTGGGCATGTCCGTAAATAAGTAAGTAGAGGTAAGTATGGCATCAATTGACATTAATGGAAATTTGGTTATGGAAAGAGAAGCCGTCAAGATGACGGATGAAAAAACTTATAGGGCTAGACTTTTGGAAGAGGCAAAATATAAGGGTTGCGAGAAAGAATTGCAACAAATTTTTAATAAATATGATAGTTTATTACGCAATTGTTCCAATGCCAAAGAGCGAGAGCAAATTGGAATGTTAGGCGTACTTGCTGTAAGTAAGCTTATTGATAATGGCTATGTCGGTGAAGGTGGATCATTAATTGTTAATGGTCAATTAGTTATTGATAGTGAGTGAAGGATAAGTTAATGGATAATAAAGATAAATTTGTTGGCGATGTTTTGTGGTTCGATCCAAAAAAAGGCTATGGCTTTATTGGCTGGAGCAAAGATGAGCAAGCTCAAAAGGATCTTTTTGTCCATTTTTCAGATGTGGAATCCGATGGATTTAAGACATTGTATAAAGGACAAAAAGTAGCTTTCGGCTTAGGCACCAATAAACATGGCGTTCCTAAAGCTACGGAAGTTTCAGTCCTAAAACAGTAATTTAAGGTCTTTTTCTACGACTTCTTTTTTCAAAAAGAACGTCTATTTTATCATTAAGTTTCTTGTAGGCTTCCATAAGAAGTTCATGAGATGTTTTTGATTGGGAAACTTCAACTAATTGTAGATCAGTTTCATTTTCATTATAATCATTAGACATTTTGGCGTTCGATTTATTCATTAAAAGACTCCGTGGGTTATTATCGTAAATCGTCTATTTTCTCTACAATTTTTTCAAGAGCTTTAATTTGTTGATTCATGTTATCAGACGTATGTTCGTGCTGATTTTCACAAATCGCATTTTGAATTTGAATGGCTGAAATTTTAGAGCCATAATCTTCTAGCTTAGTATCAATTCTAGCAATATCATCTCTAATAACAATTAATTCTGAATTAACGCTTGCTGCTTGAGCGAATTTATCATCAGATATTTCTTTACGAACCGCTTTGGTATTTAAATAGCCAAGAATATTAACGGCGGCAACCGTTACAGAAATTCCTAAGCCTATAATTCCAAGATCGATCATAATGTAATTCCTTTATATTGTCAGAAAATTTATTTTTTTGTATTATCTTCATCATCGCCAATTTGTGCGGCGTATTGATCATCAGTAAATTCTAATTCCTCAAACTTTTCTTCCTTAATCTCAAAAATAGAACGAGATTTAGACGGAAAGATAGCTTGAGTATCTATTTGAACTGGAGCATTATTTTTTACTGGCGGAAAAGCTCTTTTAACAATCTTATCTCTTTTTTTATACAGAGAGCCTGATTTTAATGACACCTCTAACTGCTCTAAAGAATAATAGTAGTGCCTAGTGTCCATTAGATTGACTGATCCCCTTGCCGGAATGCTTAAGCCAAGGTCGGATAAACTAACATTTCTGTTAGATATATTAGTTATCCAAAAGTCTGGTAAAATTGGTTTCATGTCTATTATTATATGGATTTATTCAGTGCATAATAAAATATGATAGTAGAGCCTTATAGGGAGATAATTCATGTCTAAAACTAACACCTGGGAATCCGATTTACTTTTATTAGTATTTAATAATACAGCAGCTACATTAATCGGAGACGCGGCTGGCTTAAGAGCAACTACCACCGCAGGTTCAATTTTTGTTAGTTTGCATACCGCCGATCCAGGTGAAACTGGCATTCAAACAACTAGCGAAACGGCTTATACCAATTATGTTCGTGTCGGCGTAGCTCGTTCTGGCGCCGGTTGGACTATTTCAGGTACTGCCCCAACTCAAGCGGCTAATGCTGCTGCCGTCACATTCGCACAATGTGGTGTTACAGGAGCCACAATAACGCATGTTGGAGCCGGAACAGATTCATCTGGTGGCGCTGGTAAATTACTTTATTCTGGCGCTTTGACGAGTCAGTTGATTGTAAGTACGAATATTACGCCATCATTTGCTATAAATCAACTTGCCTTCACGGAAGATTAACAGCAATATCATATACTTAGCCGATATATTAAAATTTTGGTGGATAATATAATTTTGAATGATATATGTAGTGTGAAAGGCTTACGATGCACTACATATACAAAATTACATGTCTTATAAATAATAAACTTTATATAGGCCAAGCTCAAGATCCAAGAGTTCGATGGAACAATCATAAATTAGAAGCGAGGCAAGAATTTCCTCGTATGATTATAAATAAAGCCATGAAAAAACATGGTATTGAAAATTTCACATTTGAAGTAATTGTAACTTGTCAAACATTAGATGATGCTAATGAATTAGAAACATTGTTAGTTACGCAATATGAAAGCCATATCTCAACAGATAAGGGATATAATGTTTCTCTTGGTGGTTCTAATGCGCCCAAAACTGATGCTTGGAAACAACAAATAAGTAAGCTTGCTCAAGAACGCGCACCAGAAACCAGTAAGCAAATGACTACCATTGCTGCCGCGCGACCTGAAGATTATTACGAATATATGAAGGGTAATACCATCAATACTGGTCGAACTCAGTCGCCCGAATGGATTGAAATGATGCGTAATCGAGAGCGTTCCGAAGAGGAAAAAGCAAAGATATCCGAAAGCCTCAAAGCATCTTATGCGGCTGGAGAAAGAACAAGTTATTTTAGAGATAATGATCCTTGGAATAAAGGCAAATCTATGCCTTCACCATCTAATAAAATTCAATGGACTGATGAGCAAATTGAAGCAATTAAACAAGATACTCGCTCAATATTAAAGATAGCTGCAGATTTAAATGTATCAGCCACACCAATTACGTCTTTACGCAAAGAGCTTGGAATAGCATCAAAGCCAGGTAATACTGGAAATAAACATTCAGAAGAAACAAGAAAGAAAATCTCAGAAGCCATAGTTGGCAAATTAGTAGGAGAAAAGAATGGTTTCTTCGGCAAATCACATTCCGAAGAAGCTATCGAAAAGAACCGACAGGCTCATCTTGGTAAATGCAAATATGATGCAGAACAAATTGCTCAAATGAAAGAGTTAGCTAGACAAGGCGTATCTATGCAAACAATAGCATTAAAATATAATTGTTCGGCACCGACCGTTAAACGAATGATAACTAAATCATAAAGAGATCATTATGCATTATCACGTTATGTCAGGACCTAGACGTAAAACAGCTGTCACCTCCCTTAAATTTCAAGATAAAATGGAAGGTATAACCGCCTTCATTAACATGGCTAAAGTTATTTGGGCACATTTAGAAGCTCCGCCACCTCACAAAGAGATTAAAAAAAGCAAAACCATCTCAATCATTAGAATGCAAGACGAGGCAACAAAGCTTGTCTTCGTTTATTGTAATCGCGATAATTGTGATGAATCTGACAATTTAGAATTTAAAATACAGCTCTAAAATTAAAAATATTCGATGAATATTTTGCTATTATCTTGTAATCTAATGATGGAGAGATAAATGGCTGATGGAACTAGATTAAATACCGGTATCGGCGGCGATCTTATTCAAGATGAAGATATTCGCACCGGTCAGGGCGTTGGTGGTGGAACTAAAGTTCCAGTTTCCAAAATATATATTGGTTCGCTTGACAGATCTGATGGTCCGGTTTCTCAAGAAAATCCATTTCCAGTTTATGCTCAAAGACTTGAAGAACTGTTTGTTAAACAAAATAAGATTTTAGTAATGATCTTGATGGCATTAGATAATACAGTTAATGAAGACGACTTAGACGAATTAGAAGATTCGTAATCTTAGGAGAATACTATGGGAATGGAAATGATCGCAAAGATACGTCGTTTTGTTGTTGGCAAAGCAGGAGTATCTCCAATTACAGTTCGTGCTACCGCAACAGAAAGTCTTGCTGTCGCCATGGTAGAATCTGAGGGCACAGAAATGACTCGGGCGGGCAGAAGATTCTTTTTAGGAAGAAATGCCGCTGTCACCGGAATTGCCCCTGTTGCCGCTCAAGTAACAACTGCAGCCCAATGGGTTATTTGGAATGCTGATTCAAATAAATCATATGTAATTGATCACCTTGGAGCTGTTCTCGTTTCAGGAACGGCTGCAGCCGGAGCAATACTTGACGCCTGCCTATTTCAAGCTCCAGTAAGTTCTGGGTCGAGCGCGACGGGCATGAGCGTAGCATCAGCATCTAACGGAGGACCTTCGAGCCGCGCCATCGTTACAACGAACGTTACCATAACTGGACCTACGGCTCCGGTATGGTTTACGGTAGCCAAAACAGATTCTACTAACACCGCAGCACTTTCAGTTTCTATGGCAAACTATGATCTTAGAGGTCGTATCGTCATTCCACCAGGACAAGGATTAGGCTTAGCCGTATATTCAGGAACTGGCACATCTCCATTATTCGCTCCAACCGCTTGTTGGAATGAAATAGAATTGGATTTGGAGTAAAACTATGGGCGTAGAAATAATCGCAAAAATTAGACGTTTCGTGGCAGGTAAAGCCGGAATGTCACCAATTGTTGCCCGCGCGACGGGCGCAGAAAGTTTAGCTACTGCACAAGTAGATGTGTATCATAGCGAATTAACTAGAGCCGGAAGAAGCTATGCTTTAACGGTCGCTGGAGCGACTGCCGGACGTGTTTCCGTTGTTGCACAAGTTACTACTGCACCACAATGGTCAATTTGGAATAATGATTCTCAGAAGTCTTATATTTTTACTGAACTAGGAGCTATGATTACATCAGGAGTTCTTACTGCGGGCTCTGGCATTATTGTTCAGGTCGCATTTTTTCAAGCCCCAGCGCGCGTAGGAGCCAATACAGCAAATATGGTAGTTTCTTCATTATCAAATGGCGGATCTGTAAGCAAAGCTATCGTACAATCACAGGCAACAGCATTAACAATAACTACGCCTGCCGCTCCAGTTTATTATACTGTCGCTAAAAGTGATGGAGCTAATATTGGAGTCACAACAAATCCAACTATTGCCGCTATAAACGAAGATTTAGAAGGTTGTTTAATTCTTCCTCCACAATGGGGACTTGCGATTAATGTTTATACAACTGCAACTGGTACTCCATTATTTGTTCCACATGCAGTTTGGCAAGAGATAGAATTGGATTTGGAGTAAAATGGCAATAGAAATGTTAGCAAAAGTTCGTCGATTTGTAATAAGCAAAGCGGGACTCTCTTTAACTTCACTTCGCGCAACAGGAACAGAAAGTCTTGCTATTGCCGTGGTAGAGCCTGAATTTACAGAATTAACCAGAGCTGGAAGACGATTCTTTTTAGGTCAAAATGCAGCGACGACCGGAATTGTTTCTACTGCAACTCAAGTTACTACTGCTCCGCAATGGGTTATTTGGAATGCTGATCCAAGCAGATCTTATGTCTTTGATCATATTGGTGCTATTATGACTAGCACCGGGGCTTTAACCGCTCCTGGTGGAATTATAGTAGATGCATGCATCTTTCAAGCGCCAGCACAGACCGGAGCCCCGAGCGTCGCAGGAACAGTTGTACAAAGTTGTTCTGCTGGAGGCTTTAATAGCAAAGCAATAATTAAAACAGGCGTAACCATTACAACGCCGGCTGCGCCAACATGGTTTAATGTTGCTAGAAGCGAAACAATAAATACGGTTGCTTTTACAATAGCTTGTATTAATTATGATCTTAGGGGTCGCATAATTGTTCCGCCAGGTCAAGGTCTTGGAATAGTCGTTTATGCAACGCCGACGGGAACACCATTATTTACACCAGTGGCAATGTGGTCTGAATTAGATTTGGATTTGGAGTAAAATCATGGGAATGGAAATTTTAGCAAAAGTTCGCAGGTTTATAATTGGTAAATCCGGATTATCTGCAATTAATATTAGAGCTACCGGACTTGAAAGTTTGGCGATTACTGCAGTTGAATCTGAGGGCACCGAAATGACCCGAGCAGGAAAAAGATTCTTTTTAGGAAGAAATGCCGCTGTTACCGGATTAGCTCCTCTTGGAGCATTAGCAGTTTTAACTCCAAATTGGACGATATGGAATGGTGATGCGACCAAATCATATGTGTTCGATCATATTGGAGCTATTCTTGTTTCAGGAACTCTAACAGCATCTCGTGGATTTACCGTAGCAACATGTATCTTTCAATCTCCAGCTTTAACCGGAGCAAATAATGCGGGCATGGTTGTTACAAATGCATCAAATGGCGGACCCAATAGTAAAGCTATAGTTAAAACTGGCGCTGCAATTACTACACCAGCAACTAATGCTAGGTGGGCTCAAGTGGCACAATTTGATGGAGCAAATACCACCGCATTTAACTGTGCAGCAATTAATTATGATCTTAGAGGTCGTATTATATTGCCTCCTGGACAGGGATTAGGAATAGTTGTTTATGCAATTGGAACTACACCACTGTTTGTTCCATATGCTTGCTGGAATGAAGTAGATTTAGATTTGGAGTAAGGAGATGCCTGGGGTACGATTGGCTTCTTAAACAATAATAAAGGAGTAGTATGCCGGGTGGTCTTGGTTCGTTTAGCTTATATACCTTTCTTAATAATGATGTAACGCAAATAAGCGCTACAATCAATGGTATTGCTACTTCTGATGCCACCAGCATAAAAGGTACTGGTGCGATGGCGTGTGTCATCGCCGGTTCATCTACGATTACCGCCAATATAAATGGATCTGGTTCAGTTGCCTCAACAATTACAAACGTTTCGACAGCCTCCGCAAATTTATTGGGAGCAGGCGATGTCGCAAGCGTTGTTGCTAACGCATCAACTACAATCGCCAATTTACTTGGCTCCGGTACCTTTGCAAGCACTATTGCGAGTGCAGCTTCTATTTCTGCCGATTTATTTGGTTCAGGCGTCCTTTCTGAAATTACAGCTGGAATTTCAACAACCACAGCTAGTTTATTAGGCGCTGGCGACGCTGCAAGTACCACCGCAGGCATATCTACTACAACCGCCAATTTATTGGGCACTGCTTTAATAAATTCAGTTATTGCTGGCGCAGCAAGCACTTCCGTCGATTTATTTGGCAATGGAGTTATAGCGAGTACAATTTCTGGAGCAGCCACGATTGTAGCCGATCTTACTAATGCTTCTCCTCCAGGAAGCGTCGAAGCTACGATAAATAGCTCTGCATCTATTACCGCCAATTTACTTGCAACTGGAGTCATCGCCTCTTCTATTTCAGGAGCATCAACAACCGCTACAAATATTTTGGGAACGGGAGTGATATCGGCAACGTCTGTTGCCACAGCTACGACTACTGCTAATTTATTTGGAGTTGGTCTTGTCGCAAGTACCATTGCTGGAGTTTCTACGACAGCAGAAAATCTTCTTGGTACTGGAAACATTGCAAGCTCTATCGCCGGTATCTCTACAACCACAGCCGATCTTACTAACGCTATCAATGCTATAATAAATGGCGCTGCAACCGTTCCTGCAACCTTATTAGGATCTGGATCTTTTGCCTCAACCGTTCCGGGAACTGCTACGATCGCCGCAAACCTTCTTGGCAACGGAATTTTCTCAAGCTCAATTGCTGGTGCCGCGTCTGTAACTGCAAATGTTCTTGGAGCAGGAGCTATTGCAAGCACGATCGCTGGTACATCAACTATCCTCGCTACGCCAGCTTCATCCGCCATAATCATATCATCATCAACTGCATTTGCCAATTTACTTGGCACCGGAGCAGTTGCAAGCTTTATTGCCAACACTTCAACTATTGAGGCTAGTGTTCATGGAATCGGTGCAGCGGCGAGTACAATAAACGGCACCTCTGATGCTTCATTTGTTGTAAGCATAAGCACGTCGTCATTATTATCTGGAAGTTCTACCGTCAGCGCAACATTATCGGGCGCAGGAGATCTTGCTGCACAAGTAGCAAATGCTGCAACCGCATCGGCATCAATAACAGGTTTGGTTGATATTAGTGCAATAATAGAAAATACTTCTACTTCAAATGCATCTATAACTGGTGACGCATTCATTACGGCACAAATATCTTCTGCAGCAACCGCGTTTGGATTATTAGGAGGCAATGGTCCATTATTCTCCATATCTGGTGGCGAAGCAAATATAGAATCTTTACTTGAAGGTTTTTTTACTAGTTCAGCTATCATAAATGGAATATCTATAACAAACGCTTATATAGTAAATTATTTAGGAGATAAGTTAATAGCTAACCCTCCACATTTAATGGACTCTGGCGTAGAGCTTGCTGAACCAGTTGTTCCAGAATTAATAATAGATTCTAATGTTCCCATATTATCAGAACCGGTTGTTCCTGTCATTCCTCCCGAAACATTGATTCAACCAGCTATTATGAAATCTGGAAATCAAATTGCTAATGCAATCATACCAACTTTAATACAAGCAATTATTCCGCTACCACCCGAACCAGAACCCACGCCTGAAGTGACGAGAGAGCCCGCCATCGGAAAATCTGGTACAAAATTAACAAGGGCAATAATGCCTATTAAAATAATAAATTCTGGACAACCAATTAACTAAAATATGTGATATTTAAGCATTCCTTAGGAGAGGTCCCCGCATGATACAAACATTAGCTTATTCACCCGGTCAAACGGCAACTATCTTTTTAGAAGTGCTGGATATTAATGGTGTTCGTGCTAATAATTATCATTTAGACGGTTATTTTAGCACTACTGACGGCTATATTGCCGGATTTATTGACGGATATGTCTCTGCCCATGTAGATGGTTATCTTGTAAATACCAATGTCAATAGTGATTTCACTCAAAATATTGATGGTTATGTTAATGCTTTAGTAGATGGATATATTACTAGCTCACGTTATCCCACAATAGTTAGACTTGTCTTTCCAGACCTTGATTTAGCTTCTGGATATCCTGCCCGAATGATTAAATTAGATACCGGCTTATATTATTATCAATTTGTTTTGCCGACAGGGGCAACGGCAGTTGGAAGTTATTTGGTAGATGTTTCATTCACAGATCCGAGCACCCTTTACACAAAAACATATCTTTATCAAATAGCGGTGAATGCACCTTATGGTAATTATGGAATAACGGCAGGATAAATATGACTATAAAAGCACGCGGCCAAACGCTCGATGTCTTAGATCAAGTCAATTTAATCGTTCAATTTAAAGATCAGAACGGCGCTCCGATTGATACCGACTCTTATCCAACTATATCTATAACTCAACCAAGCGGGCATGTTTTATTCGCCGGAACAAGTGCGGGCGTGGCTCGCGTCTCCACCGGTAGATATAGTTATATCTTCACCATTCCTTTAACTGGACCTTATGGTATTTTTAATGATAATTGGGTAGGTCTTATTAACGGAATACAAGTCACGGCATCTTTTAGTTTTGTTGTTGTTAAGACAGATGTTCCAGGTATAAATAGTGATGGTTATGTCCATTTAGGAGATATCTTTCCATTAACCTATTCTCAAACATCAATTCAAAATATCAATAAACTTCTTAGGATTCTAAAAGCAAGATTGAACAGTTCAGGAAAAGCCCCAAGAACTATTAATGGTAATTTAACCTATGTAGATTGCGATATTTTTTCTACGGATACATTGGTGAGTCTTTTAGGAGCCGCTCTTTCAGATTTTAATCAGGTTCCTTATTTCACCGCTTTTACTTTTGATGAAAGTGATTTCGTAACACAATTTACAGAGATACTTGTCGAAGGTGCAACTTTATATGCCCTATCCTCTCAAGCTCTTATTGAAAAAGGCAGAGAGTTTCAATTTACCGATAACAGTATTAACTTTAATCCACCAAGCATGGGAGATATGTTAAATACTCAGTATAGCACATTATTAACTCACTATTGGGAAAAGCTTAAATATATAAAGAACTCTTTACGACCAGGACCAAAAGGATTGGGAGTCTTCGGAATGACCAGTGGTTTAAATCCAGCTATTGCAAGATTACGGCATTTGAGACAGCGTAGAGTGATTTGAGGCAACGAAGGATTATATAAGTGGTGATATATAAATAAGTATGAAAAACAAATTACTTGATCTTCTCACTCCCGAACAATTAAAACAAGAATTAATCGATGTAGGCTCTGCTACTAAAATAGCAAAGAAATACGGTATTAATCCAATTACCGTTTATTCTGCATTTAAAATTTGTGGAATTAATTGTATTATCAAGCCTAAACAAGATAAACTGCTAACAAAAGAATTATTAGAAATAACGTACGCTGAGCTAGGCAGTCTCAAAGCCGTAGCTCGTAAATTCGATGTAGATTCTGGCACAGTAAAGCGCTATATGCAACAGCATAGCCTAGAATTTAAGCCTCAAGTTAGACATGATTGTGATCATGAATTCTTTTCAAGAGATAATCAAGAATCATTTTATCTGGCAGGATTTATTGCTGCTGATGGTTGTGTCAAAATTCATTCTAATGGCAATTCATATCAAGTTCAGATTGGATTAGCCAAATCTGATAAAAAATTTCTAGAAAATATTAAAAAATCATTTAAGGCTGAAGCGCCCGTTAATGATTTCATTGTTAAAAATTCTAAGCGCAATCCTAAATGGAATGATACTTGGAAAAGTGAATTAACAATTACATCAAAACAAATGTTTGATGATCTTGTACGATTTAATATAGTTCCAAGAAAAAGCTTAATCTATACGTTTCCTGAATGGTTAGCTGATCATCCGCTATGCCATCATTTCATTCGTGGATACAATGATGGTGATGGCAGTTTTTATATACCTAAATTAGCGGAAGGTAAAATAACTAAACAAATATATTTCTCTTTAAGAGGTACTCCTGCATTTTTAGAAGTCGCACGCAACGTATTGCAAGAAAAATGTAACTTACCCGTTCGTGATACAGAAATTAGAATTTCAAGCGGACATGGTGTCCTAGAATATGGCGGCAACGGCATCGTCAGTAAAATAGTAGATTATCTTTATCAAGATGCAACTATCTATCTTCCTCGTAAATATGACATCGCGATGAAACTAAAAGAATATGTTTAATATCATTATTTTATCATTACTTTTATGAAGTTAGATGGTCTTATAAATAAATGCAATCTCTTTTATAAAGTTGCTCGCAAGCAAGATAATTTAGAGATACTAAAATCTAATATTGGAAATTATATTCATTTTTCTAACTCTGATCGTTTTGGTATTTCCTATCACCACAATATTCATCCGGGAAATCCGCGAGGAGTTTATGGGTTTCCACTCACCCCTGAATTATTTAATCTAATAACTAAAAATAATGCTCATATTGAAGATTATGGATACTCAAAATATATTTACATTTTCAATACAACCGGCAATGTTCTTAATTTAGATAATTTTGATCTTAAAGAAGTTGCCAAGAAAATACGAGACTTTTTTGTATCACAATATGGAGATAAAGTTAGTGATCTAACAATAAAAATGTTAGACCTGCATATTAGACAAATTGGAACTGGAATCATTGGTGGAGTTAAACCTCTTCACGATATAATATCATCGGTTATAAATAGCCTTACCCTAAGTAATGTAATGGTTAATGAACATTCCGCTTTCAATGTTATTATTAGAGGTGCAGGGTTTGATGCTATGGAAACAAGAAAGGGCGGATTCTTAGATAATATTAGAGAAGAAATTGTAATTCTTAATCCAGCCACCATCAATCTAATAACAAAAATAGATAATCCAATGTTATCTAAAAAAGATGTAGATAAAATTAATTGGAAAAATAGTGATGAATATAAAGAACAACGCGAGCGAGCACGCCGAGCTAAAGAGTTTGAAGAGGAAGAAAGGTTAGATGCAATCAATCGTTTAAATAATGAAAGAGCAAAATTAAATCAAATGGAGCAAGATCTTAGAGAAGAACGAAAAAGAAGTGGTTCATCTCCAGAATATTTAGCTAAGCTTGATTTGCATTTAGAATTAACTAAAAAACTTAATGAAAAATGGAAACATCTCTTCTAATTAGCGCTGATGCACTCGACGCTCAGTAGTCTTACTCAAAACACCATCATGGTCTCTTGAGGCTAATTTATGAAATACATTTGTCTTCTGAATGAGGAAAGAGTTCTTTTTGCAACTTACCCCCTTTAGCGGGAAGGTAATAAAAATTCTGTCATCGCCATTATCTCCGCCCCAAAGTAGGATCTCGGTAACCGTAAATTCAATAGGCGAAACTTTTAAATCATCAATTTCTTCATCTGCATAGGATAAAGTAATGTGTGGTTTAAAATCTTTGAAGTCCGCTTTATAATCAATCTTTTCTTTATCGAATTTAGACTTTAGTTTTTTATTGAGAGATAATAGCTCTTTACTTTCCACCTTTGCAATAATAGGACAAGGACTATCTTCTCGTTTAGGAAAGCAGGTTATCTTTGAAACAGATACTTGAAAAGGTTCAACATCGCTAAGAACTTCGAAGGCAGCTTCCATAGCTTTCGCCAGCTCTTTAATCGGCCAATTTTCTTCAAAACAAAGAATGGTAATGTGTTGCTCAGCCTCCGAAACCTTTTCGCCAGGAAGGTTGATGCCCCTAAAAAGCCGCGTAATATCCTGTGCAATTTTAATTCCGATGAATGCCATTAACTTGTCCTTTATACAATATCATTATTTTGCTATAAAGGTAACCTTTCCCCAATTAAAAGTCAATGCGGTAAATCATGGCAAAACAAGAAAAACCTAAAATATCCTTAGAGACGATTAAAAAAGTAAAGCCGGAGATTTTATTAAAATTAATCAATAAGGCTAAAGAACACCTGAAGACCGACGAGGTTATGCAAAGGATCTGCAAAGAATACGATCAATCAGTAGATATGATTGATTTAATACCTACTACTTTTAAAGATTTAGATGTCAGTGCTAAGACAGACCACGGTGTCGTATATCTTAATTATAAGCTTTTAGAAGATGGAGATTTTCTTAAAGATTATTCTTATTTAATTCATGAGTACTCCCATTTCTTCCAACAATGCTTCATGAGTAAGCCAACTAAAGGCGCCGATGATGGGGAATACTTAGACAATCCATACGAAATAGAGGGATTCGTTAATCAGATAGAATATATAGCTAATGAATTAGGTGAAGATGAAGCTCATGATTATGTAGATGACCTTCTAGATCATCATGATATTGATGATAAAGAAAAGGATGATAAGAAAGAAACTCTGATGGCTCGGGTCTAAGATCGGGCAGCATATATATTCTCTATCCCCTTATACCCCAGGCGTTTGTCGAGATCAACCTCGGGAAGATCACTATCTTTTTGATAAAAGTTAATAAATTGGAATAGTGGTATGGTTTATTACATTAACCCCGTAAATGAAGGTATAATCTCTGTTTCCTCAGCTGGAGACGGATATACTATTACTTTAAAATGGGATACAGCCTATCCATCGGTAAGTACTAATAAAATAGCCTATCAAATTTATATGGCGACCGACGAAGACGCCGTGTTCTCGGAGGGCGTAAAGTTCATTTCGATTGGAGGTGTTACCACCGCCGACATTTTTGAACTCACTCCGGGAGAACTTTATCATTTTGCTGTTAGAGCAATTGAATATAATCCAATTTTAATTGATCCAACCTTATTGCCTGAAACCTTTAGTTCTTTAAGGGTTGCTCCTCAGAGTGTTCTGCGTGCAGACATTTCTGCAACAGATACCA